TGATTGCTGTTGACCAGGACCTGATGAAGGAACAACACCCTTCAATGCCGATTAATCAAAGTCGGCAAAGTCGTGTAAGTTTCGGCGGACGTAAAAACGACGCCGATTAAAGGAAACTTTTAGAGGTGATCTAAATGGCTAATGTAAATGGCGCTTTCGGCCTAAAGCCGATCAACCTTGCTGGTGGGGCACCCAACAGCACAGGTACAACTGCGTATTTCATCAAGTCTGACGCCAGTGCGATTTATCAGGGTTCACCGGTCATTGCTACCAATGATGGCACTATTGCTATTACTGGTTCAGCATCCGGGGACACTTATAAGCACGTTGGTGTATTCTCAGGCTGTGAATACGTTTCTTCAGTAACTGGCAAGAAAACATGGTCTAACTACTGGCCTGGTTCTGGCGCAGATACTAACTTTGATATCGTAGCTTACGTTTACGATAACCCAACGCAACGATTCATTATTTCTACTGACGCTACCTTTGTAACAGAAGCAGCAGCGAAAGCAGCGATTTTTGAGAACGTTGCAATGTCAACAGCAACTACAGGATCGACCACTACAGGTCTTTCTGCGGCGGCTTTTGATGTCGATACGATTGATAATACTGATGCATCCTTACCATTGAAGGTCGTAGGTATCTACGATGATCCTGAGAACTCAGACTTCACTGCGGCTGGCGTTAGTATGATCGTTATGTTCAACAATCATGCGTTGCTTTCTAACAACGCTGAAGGCACCGTGGCATAAGGGGACATAAATAATGGCTATTTCTCGCGCACAACTAGCGAAAGAACTTGAGCCTGGACTCAATGCCCTCTTCGGCATGGAGTACGCCAAGTACGAAAATCAACACGCAGAAATCTACACAACTGAATCTTCAGATCGTGCATTTGAAGAAGAAGTAATGTTGTCAGGTTTCGGAGCTGCACCTACTAAGGGTGAAGGTTCTGGCGTATCGTATGACGATGCACAAGAAGCTTACACAGCTCGCTACAACCATGAGACTGTTGCACTAGCATTCTCGATCACTGAAGAAGCAGTAGAAGACAATCTGTATGATCGTCTTTCTTCACGCTACACTCGTGCTCTTGCTCGTTCAATGGCTCACACTAAGCAAGTCAAGGCTGCTTCTGTATTGAACAACGCGTTCACTGCAGGTGCGAATGCAGGTGGTGACGGTAAGGCGCTTTGTGCGACTGACCACCCACTGACTTCTGGCGGTTCATTCGCCAACGAGCCTACAACTGCCGCCGACCTTAACGAAACTTCACTCGAAGACGCATTGATCAGCATCGCTGGTTTTGTCGATGAGCGTGGCCTCAAGGTTGCATTGCGCGGTACTAAGTTGATCATTCCACGTCAGCTTCAGTTCGTTGCAGAGCGGTTAATGGTGTCTAACCTCCGCGTTGGCACAGCAGACAACGATGTTAACGCATTGCGTTCTATGGGTATGTTGCCTGACGGCTATGCTGTCAACGACTTCCTGACAGATCCAGATGCGTTCTTCGTCATGACTGACGCACCTCGTGGATTCGTCCACTTCGAGCGTACTCCGCTATCTACTAACATGGAAGCGGACTTCGACACAGGTAACATGCGCTTCAAGGCGCGTGAGCGTTACAGCTTCGGATTCTCGGATCCACGCGCTGTATTCGGTTCACCCGGTGCCGCGTAAGTAGCTTTTAAGCTACAACGAAAAAGGGGGCTTGCGCCCCCTTTTTTATTATGGTTTTATTTAGGGGTCGAGATAAGCTCTCGATTCATTTGAGAAACCCCATTAAGGAGTGCTATGCACTCCTTCTTTTTGTGGGGTATACTTCACACAGGGAATCACAGTAGCTTGTTAGACAGGACATTCCCCCTGACGTTGCACAGACTAACGAGCGAAACCTTGTGCAAGAGGTATTCACAATGGCTTCTACTACTTTCTCAGGTCCAATCACTTCAACTGCTGGTTTTGTTGGTGACGTTACTGGGTCAATCACTCTGACTTCAACTGTTACAGCTTCTCTTCCAGCGGCGGCGGATAACACAGGCGCTTTGTACATCATTACTGACAACGGTGCGGGTAACGATGAATTTGCACTTGTTGTAAGCGATGGATCAGCTTGGGTTAAAGTTACCACAACTGCACTCACTTAAGAGGAGATAGCTCATGGCTGGATCAGACGTAAAGGCTAAATTCATCGACGCGGACACCAATGCCGCCGATGCCGTAAGCGTTTGTACCGCAGAGAATCTTTCTGGTGGTGGTGAACAAGCTATTCCAATTGATGGAACAGATGCTTCGGGCGGGGCGGTTACTTTCACCGCTGCCCGCAAGATCACTGTGACAGCGGCAGGTGCTGACGGTGACCGCACGGTCACCGTAACAGGCACAGATGTTAATGGAACAGCTCAGACAGAAAGTATCGGTGTAACAGGATCAGGTGTATCGACGGGGACTTTGTACTTCCGTACGGTAACTGCAGTCACTGTTGATGACGATACTGTCAGCACTCTTTCTGTTGGCATGTCTAACGATGCTTTGGACGTTATATTCGCAGAACGCGCCCGTTTAAAAGGTGCATTCATTGTGAACTCAGCGACTGCGGGTACTGTTTCATTCACCAATGGAAGCGCAACAGGTACAGAGAAACTCAAATTAGGGACCGTTGCTTCAGCGACTGCAGAACGTGATGTTACTATTCCAGGTGAAGGCATTATTTTCGAGAATGGGTGTTATTTCCCATACACCGCTGGAACAACAGTGTTTACTAACCTAACCGCGTTTCACGCATAGGTGATGTAATGCCGATCTACGACTTACGATCTATATCGCAAGCCGGGACTTCGGAGCCTTTTGAACTTCAGATGGCCAGGGGCCAGATCCCTGGCCATACTGCTTTATTTAAATATGGCTACAATCCAAACATTGTTAACGTTAATGAGACGGTTTGGGATGTTGGCGGTATTTATTCGTATCCTCCTTCCGCACTCGCAATGACAGTTACTTCGGCATCTGGTGCGACTGATTCAGGTGTGAAAGTTACTGTTTCTGGTCTTGATGGAGATTTCAACGAACTGACAGAAGAAGTCACGTTGAATGCCTCTGGCACAGCTACTACAGCGGGCCTATTCCGAAGAGTTTTTAGAGCTTTTATCTCCGGGGCATCAGCTCCTGCTGGTAATGTAAATATAAGCAATAGTGGGATTACATATGCTCGTATAACTGCTGGAGAAGCTCAGACTTTAATGGCTGTGTACACAGTTCCTGCCGGGAAATCTTTATACATAAACCACGGTACAGCAACTCATGGTACCGACACTTCCGGCGCTTTTATGACCATTCGTTTTATGATTCGGGCACCGGGTGAAGTATTTCGCACGGCAGTTAAGGTTGATGTTACTGGTTCAGAATTACTATTCCCTTTTTACTACCCTCTTCGTCTTCCAGAAAAGTACGACATCGAAGTTCGTGCGATCTGTAACAAAAACCAAATCAATGCTGTTTCTGCTACATTTGAAGGCGTAATAGTTAAAGAACAAGGACCCTTGTAATGGCTAAGATTGACAAGTCCAAAATGAAATGCAACAAGCCAAAGCGTCAGGTCTCTGGTGGTAAAAAGTTTGTTGTTAAGGCATGCGAAAACGGCAAAGAAAAGATTGTCCGTTTTGGCGATGCCAACATGAAGATTCGTAAGTCTAACCCCAAAGCGCGTAAGTCTTTCCGCGCTCGGCACGGCTGCGATAAAGGGACTTTGAGTAAGCTCAAGGCAAAGTACTGGTCATGCAAAAAGTGGTAGAAGGACAAATTGTTTTGAAACACGAAGAAATTGAGGATGAAATCCACATCATCCACAACAAGATCGGGATTATCGAAACAATCCTCGAGCGGTTGGAAAAGAATCATCTTATGCATATCGAAAAAGATGTGGATAAGTTGACCGACTTTGTTAAAGAAGTGAATGGCCGACTTTGGGGTATCATGGCTATTGCTTTGGTCCAAATCTGTGGACTATCCGGGGCTTTATTCTTTATGGTTATGGATAAGTAGTGGCTATATCACGTTCAGCTATAAGCAAGCAGGTGACGACAGTGCCAAGTAAAAGTAAGACAAAGAAAGACGCGTGTTACACTAAGGTCAAGTCGCGTTACAAGGTTTGGCCTTCAGCGTATGCTAGTGGGGCTTTAGCTAAATGCCGGAAGGTTGGCGCGGCTAACTGGGGCAAGAAGACGAAGAAACTGTAATGGCTGTTCGCAAGACTGCAAAGGGCGCATCACTTCGTAAATGGTTCGGCCAGAACAAAGGAAAAGGCTGGGTCGATTGTAAAACCGGCAAGCCATGCGGGCGATCAGGTAGTAAGGACAAGCGAAAGAGCTATCCCGCCTGCCGTCCAACAAAGGCGCAGTGTAAAACTGCAGGGGCAAAAACGGCAATGAAGAAGAAGACTTCTTCTAAGCGTGTAAATTGGAAAGGGAAAAAGTCATGAATTGTGGTGGGAAGAAGAAAGGCTACAAGAAAGGCGGTACAGTTTGTTCTAAGTGCGGCGGAAACGGTTGTTCTTGCAATGCACAGAAATATGCATGCGGCGGAATGGTACACGG